CCATTCTATATGACTCTAAGGGGAATCCTGACTCTGGGTGCGTAGGACTAGCCATAGCTACCTTTCCGTGGTCGAATAATGGGTTGTATTTTACTTTGATAGTATATCCATCAATATGATAGAATCCTTTAAAGTAACCACCTAACATCATATCTCTTCCTTGTCCTGTAATAAATCTATCAGAAATATTACCTCCACCTAGAGTTCCAAGTAAAGCGATACCTTCAGCTTTCATTGCTCTGTCAATTTCTCTTTCTCCACCTTTTCCTGTGAATAAAGTAATAGACATATTGTCTGTATCAGATTGTCCGTAAAGAGCTTCTGAAATCTTGTTAGCTAATGAGTTAAAAGTAAGTCTACTGTAAGTACTCTTATTAGGAATCTGCTCAAGTAACCCAGAACCCATAGGAATAACTTTACCTGTAGATTGGTCTCTAAGTCCAATAGCTCCTGCTCCTCTGTTGTAACGTGAGTACCAGTAATGAGTTTCTTTTTCTAGTAACCAAGCTTTCTCGAATTGCCACATAAAGTAGTCCATCCATACGTTAGTCTTTTGACCTCCATCTTTGCTTAAAGTAATATTCATTACTCTTGCAGCAGAAGTACCAGCCCAAGACATAGATTTACGGATAAATCCTAATTGGTTTTTAAATGAACCTGGAGCTGCCATTCTACTTTCTGTTCCACGAGATTCAGATTCAGCTACAGCTGCAAATAAATCAATCCATCTAGTTCCAGCTTGTAAATCAGAAGTAGGACAATATTCAGCAGGATTACCTGATGCCATTTCTACTACATAATCAAATCCACCTGTATCAGCAGGAGTTCCATCACTATGTACGTATAACTGTACACCATTTTGTGATTGAATCACATAAAAGCGTTTAATCCAGTTATCAGTAAAGTTAATTGTAAACTTAGCTCCTCCTTTTCCTAGTTTGTCTCCTGCTACAGCAGTAGTACTACCTACAACAGATGCTTTTTCTTCTCTTCCCATTACAGGATAAGTGTACTGTACATCATTAACTTCTTGCTTTGCTCCTTTAGGTGCGATAGCAGAAGATGTCATAGTAGAAATTGGATAATGCTTTGTGTAATCTCCTAAGATATAAGTTAAATTCTTAGTAAGTACATCTGGTTTTCCTTGGTCTTGGTGGTAGAAGTTCTCTTCGTCTAGCAAAGATTTTCCATCATAAATGACAGAATTAACTTCATACTTAAATTGTGGTGCTGCCATAATTATAGTTTTATTGTTAGGTTTAGTTTAATTTATAGTTTTAATAGTCTCCCATTCTTAATGTCTTCTTTCCTCCTTCGTCTCTGTTTCCTTTGACTTTGTTAGAAGACCTAGATGCAATAACTAGCTTTTTTACATTCTCTGCTTTAACTTTAGTTTTAACTAAAGAATCTAAGTTACCTTTCTTATAATCAAAGAATAAAGAACCTAGTACATCTTTTATATTCTCTTTTGATACTTCTTTTGAAGTAAAGAACTTACCATTATTAAAAGATACATTCTCTTTAACAAAGTTAGTAAACTCTTGTGCTTCTCCTTTAGGGATATTAAAAGCTCCTACAAGTCCTGTAGAAATCTCATTATCTATCTCCTTAGAAAATGCACTCATTGTTTGTTGTATATCTTCTTGTCTAGCTTTCTCAGCTTCTACAACTTGTTTTTCACGAGTAACTTGATCAGCTTTAAGTCCGTCTAATGCTTTTGAACCTTCTTCAAAAAGTTTATTTCTATCTGTATAAACAGTTATTAAATCGTTTGCATCTTCTACTTCTACTCCTTTAGAAGTAAGAGATTTAAGAATTAAGTCTTTTGCAGTATCTAAATCATCTTTCTTTAATACTAAAGAAGTATAATCTGTAATATCTCCATCTTTAGCTACAAAGTAGTCAGCAGGATTTCCTCCCTCTTTCTCAATAAGCATAGCTTGATAAGAACGTGGGAAAGTTTCTTTAAGTTGTTGTTCAAAAGAAGATTCTACAGCTTCTCGATGTGCTTCTAAATAAGTAGCTACCCCTTGTGGAGAAGAAGGGTCAACATCTCCAAAATCAACCTCTAAAGCATTTCCTGTTATCTCTTCAACTTCTGAAAAGACGTTAGAAGTTCCTTCTTCTACTTCTACTCCATTATCTTTAAGAAATTGTACCTCTTCGTCTGTTAAAGACTCTGGGTCTGCATTTCCTTTTTCTAATAAAGAATCTACTTGTTGTTCTACTTGTTTCTCTTCTTCTGTTTTTTCAACAGTAGTTTCCTCCTCTGGAGTTTCCTTAGAATCTTCTAGTGTTTCGGAAGGAATAACTTTTCCTTCCTGAGCTTCAGCACCCTCTGCACCTGTAGAAGAACCTTGTTCTCCTTCAGTAGGTTCTGGCATAGGCTCATCCCCTGTTATTTGTGCAAATGTGAATTTTTCGTCTGCCATAATTAAAATTAGTTATAAGTTAAGTATTATACAAATATATTAAATTTACATTATATATATAAGTCAAATCGTATATTTATTTTTTATCGTGTCTATTCTTGTTTTCTTTAGCTATTTTAAGTCTATTATCTGAATCCTTTTCCTTTACCTTTATTTCTTTCTCTTTAAGGTCTAGTTCTCTAGCTTTACTTGCTCTTCCGAAACTTCTATCTTTCTCTTGGTTACCTTCTTTGAGTCTATCTAAGTTTCTACTCTCTATATCTTCTATAGAAGTATCTTCATTAGCAGCAGTCTCTTCATTAGTTTGTTTACTAAGTTCAATATCGCCTTTAATATACTCTCTGTTATCTAACCTATCGTGTTCTAGTTCAGCTTCTTCTCTTCTAAGCATACTCTTATAACCTTCAAACTCTTGTTCAGTTTGTTTTCTCATAGCTTCTGCTTCTTGTTCTGATTTAGCAGATGCTTGTTCTCTCTCGTGTTGCTTAGCTTCTATACCTTCCAGTATTGCAGTTACCTCTACTAAACTATCTGCTCCTATGATTTTACCTACAGTAGAAGGAGTAGCTCCATTCTGTGCAAACGATTGAGCATATTGTTTAAAGTTAACTAAGTTTTCTGCATCTTTTGCTGACCTAGAAATAATAACACCAAGTTCTGTAGATTCTAAATCACCTTCAACTATATTAAGAAGTTGTTGTCCTCCATCACTTCCTATATAAAGAGCTTTCTTTCCTTTAGCATAAGCAAATCTTGCCATATCTAATAGTCCTTCATATTCTGCAAGTCTGAAATCATCAAACTTATCAAATAGATATTCACTTATAACAGAACTATTAATCCTAGCGGCAGTAGTTCCTGTAGCAGTTTCACTAGCTGAAATCTGACCTTTACGTTGTCGTGATATACCTAGAAGTTCATCATAGTCATTCTTGATACTATCCTTAATTTGAATAAGTTGTGCAATGTCTTGGAATAACCCCATATCTAATACAGAGTATTGATTGAAGGATTTATCTGCTCCTACTTGGTCTCTATCTATAAGCATATAACCAAGAGCTTCACTATAATAAAAGTACTTCTCTTCATCCCATCCATCCTTACGAGGAATAGCACCGTGGTCCATAAGTAGAATCTTACCTTTACTCTTCGCAATAGTAAGTTCTATTTTATAGTTTAAAATAATGAATAGTATCAAGTAAGGTTTCCCAAGTTCTACTATAGAAGTATTATTAGAATTTTCATTCTTAAAATATACAGAATTATATAAACCTTTACAAGATGCAGAGTTAGTTAATCTTCCTCTTTGTACAGGAATAGGTCTAATTCTAAAGTAGTACCCTTCTTGATAACCTTCTTCTGCTTCTGCTTCTTCTCTCTCTTTAGTTGGAAGGTACTGGCTATTAGAAGGTATAAAAGAAGTTTCCCACCATTCATTAATTGTAATTTCTTTAGTAGACTCTCCCATAGCTTTATCAGCTTTGTACTCCTCATCTACCTCCATCTCTTGTACTTGACCCATCTCGTCAAAGTATGTAAGAACTTTTACTATCTTTAAAGACTTCCAAGTAATATGGTATAAATAAGTTTTATCAGTATCTCCAAATGTTCTATCTGAGGGTTGAGAACTTCCAGACCCATTTATAAGTTCTTCTTCTAGTTGAGTTACTTGTTCTGGTGTAAACTCATCATAGAAGTTATCTATTAAATCCCCTAAAGAAACTCTTTGTCTTCTAACAGTATAATTACCATCTTCTCCGTACCTAGTATTATTACTAAAATCTGAATAGAACTCTAGAGGATTAACTCTCTCATATTCTATATCATCTCTAACTACATTCTTATAAGTATGACATTCTCCTACGGCTAACCAGTCATAGAAGCACTCTTTAAAGATTTGAAAAGTTTTCTTATCGTGGTCTATATACTCTAATATATTCTGACCCTTTCCTGCTATCTGTTCTACAAAGTTACTTAAAAACTCTTTCTCTAACTCTTCTGGTAGCTCTACCTCTTTATAGTCTTCTGGAGGTAATGCACCTACTTCTACAAGTGAGTTAATATAGTGTTGTTTTACATTACTATATAGAGCTTTAGTCTTCTCTTCAATAAAAGAGTTATATCCTTCTTCTGACTTATTTAAAGTCTGGTATTTAAACCCCCTTTTAATAAACTCTCCCATATACAAATCTGTATTAGGTATAATTATATTATAAGGTCTAATTTTAGCTGGAAAGTTCTTATACTCTTCTTTTGCAGAACTAAGAGGGTTCTTAATGTGATGAAACCACTCCTCTGGAACATTATTAGTAAGTATATTATAATTCTGTAGTTTAGAGTTATAAGTACTATGTCCTGTTGTAGAGTGTTGAAAAATAGGAGAAATCCTAAGATAATAACTAGCAGTTTGCTTACCGTGTCTATTATTATCTTTTACCTTTTCTTTATAAGGTATTCTTTGTAATGGTTTTTGGAAGCTACTCATTGTTTATTAGTAATAAGATTATTAAGTGGTAAAATAGGTAAAAATTAATCAATTTCCTAGGAATCCATCATTGTTATTTTTACTTCCTCCCCCTAGTGTGAAATGCTTTCTAGTAAAGAAGCTAGATTTGTCTTCTCTTGTAGTCCTAGCTACATTTTGCATTACTTGTTTACGTTGGTACATATAAAGTATGTTAGCAGAAATTCTATCATAGTTACCTTTCTCTTTCCACTTAGAAATCTCTTCCAGAAATGCTATATCGTATATAGTATGAATCATAAGGATAGGTTCTCCAGAATCTCTATATCCAATAGTAGAAAGTAGCCATTCAGCAAGGTATAGTAAACCTTGATTCTTTCTCTCTGTTCCCATATTCATAAAGTATGTTCTAGACTTCTGATTAGCAATTTCTTTGTTTAAATCTATAGTAATCTCAAAACAAAGATACTGCATTAACCTATGAGAACGTGCATAATCTAATACACCTTTACCTCCACCAGAAATCTCTGATTGTAAACTAGCATTATACCATTGTAGAACATTAAATAAATTCTTATAAAACTCTTGTAGTTTATGAGGTCTGGCTACATAAGTAGCTACTAAAGTTTCTCTACTCCCTGTAAT